ATGAATTCCTACGTGAGGTGTAGTCTCAACTCGTACACTTTCACGGATACGTTGATCCACAGCATCTTTGATTTCTTGGGGTTGTGCTGTCAAATCTATCAAGCCTCGGTTTCTTTCAAATGCGTCCCTAACTCGTATTTCATTGCCCTCATGGTCAATCCAGCGAGAAAGCATAAAATTATTGTGGTTGTAGCCCATCTTATGACGATCTTGGAACGCTTCAAGAATGCCAACTTTATTCTTAGTGCCTTTTTCTCTGGCTCCGGGATAGGCCGCAAAAATATTATCGCCAGGATCTCCCCGGCATATTTTGCGGAAAAGTATATACTCAGGATCTTCTAGTAGTTTGGGTTCTTTAGTTTTCTTATCAAGAACTGGCTTACCATTTTCTTTGAGATATCCCTGAAGTGTAATTAACTCGTTAGTTACCCCATTATAAATTTTAACATTTGGCGCTACTAATTGTTGAAAATCGCTATCCGTGGAAATTATCCAGTGTGAATCTGCTGGATGCATGTGAATCCAGCGAGCAATCATATCATCTGCTTCAGCACGTTCGTGTCGCAAGACAGTTACATTGGTCTTTTCTGAAATATATTGAGTAAATTTTGCGTATGTTTCCCAAAACATTTTTGATTCTTCAGCCTCTGCTTCAGTAATAGACATAGCATCAACTACACGATTCTTTTTATAAGGAGCATATGTATCTTTGCGGAAGCTTCTACCCTCTAAACAAAAAACGCAGTGGTCAATGCCAAAACGTTTTACAGCTTGATTGACACTTGCTAATGTCAGATGTAAGGCCATGCCTATCTTTTCCTCTGTTGTGCTATTGCGTGACGCAACATGCCGTGCCCTGAAGAAAGTATTTGCGGTATCAATTAGTGCGTATTTTTGTGTCATATATCTATTATATACTACTATTTAGTTTATGTCAACTAATCCAAACATTTACACCAAGTAAAAGTCTGGATTAGCATTGAGTTCTTTGACTGTAATCTTACGATGATGTTCCAAATTATTGAAAGGCAAGAAATCATCTTTCAACATTTTGATAGGAAATCCTTGCTGGTCAATAGTGTCCTTGACAAGGGTAACCATTTCATCTACAGTCATCTTAGCTTTAGGGCTAACCCATTCAACAGGTTCTCCGTAAATTTTGTGACATTTACTAGCAACACGTTGTTTGATAATAGATTCCAATGCCTTAATGTGCATTGTTTGTCCATAAAACAAATAACAAAACTCTTGCTCAACACCAGTATGGTCACTATATTGTTTAGATCGTTTCTTGGGGTTGATAGTAATACCATATCCCAACAATTGTACAAACTCACTACCGTATTTAATATAGTGAGCCGTTACAATAATGTATAAAAAACATCCATTCATAATTTCATTGCTTTCTTAACTGGTGCGGGCAAGTACTTAGTTAAGTCACCGGCTTTAGAGTTGTCATACAAATCTACGATTTCGGGTAGTTGATGAGTACCGCCCAAGTTACGATACATTTTCATCAACAACACAAATGATGCCTGTGCGTCAACCGGTGATTCATCAACACTAACATCCCAAGTCTTAGCATACCAGCGTTTGAATGTGTTTGCACTTTCGCTACTCAACATTTCAGGAGTGCTAAAACAAGTTTGAATAACTGCATGGAAGGGATCTAAGAATTCTTTCTCAAAGTTTTTAGAATTAACATCAGCCTTCATTTTAACTTTGAAATATTCGTACATGAAACCATACAAGTCAATTTCCATACCATGAAGTTCAGTGTTGGGCCAGTACTTAGCATGAGTTTTCAAAATGAATTCCCAATGCAAGGGCCTACCTTTGTACTTACGCATTGCACTAACATGTGAGATAGATTTGGGATGACCACGATTCTCATCCTCATCACCTGACAAAGGCTCAAACCCATTATCCTCACAAATCTGTTGCAATTCGTGTGCTTCTTTGTACTCAGTATCCATATTGCCATCAACACGATACGACAAGACCTCAATCTTGTGATGATCGTATGGGCCGATTGGCTTAGAGTATTTACCATTAAACACATCAAATTGTTGTCGTGCAAATGAACGGTCATCCGTTTCAATATATGTAAAGGGAACTTCTAGTTCTTGCCAATCACCGTCATAACCATCCCACAACCCATGATATGCAATTGCGGCTTCTAACACTACAGTATGTTGTGCGTTAGTTGAATGGAATCTCCAATTGCCAACTTCTTTAGTTCCTTGAATAGCAGACATAAATTGAACACGAAAACGATTCAAGTTTGCAATCTTCACCAAATGTTTGACGTCCAAATCACGTTGGATATCATCATCAATAAAGATATCTTTCAGCTTGACCATTGCAAATTTTAAACGTAAACTACGGTCATACTTAGTACCTTTCTTAACAAGAGCGGCAATATGTTTGTGCCATGATCCGTTGCTGGGATCAAATAGTTGAGTCAGTCTATCTTCAATACTTGCTTCATTATACTGACCTTTTTTGCGCTTCAAACGATGTACAATTTGACGCAACATTTTAACTGCTTTGGGTTTTGTAAAAATAAACGGGAATGTGTTATAAGTTGTAGCTGCCGCGGCATTGACAACTTTGTTGAATTTAATAGCATCTTTTGTAAGCTTAGACGTTGCCATAAAAAACCTTGAATTAAGTTAATAAGTCTCTATTGTATAGCCAAATCCATTTAATGTCAAATTTTAGTTTGTTGTATTTTTACAACAAATTCTCTGAGTAATAGGAAAATAACGTTGAAAAATGCTTCATATCTACATTACAATTAACATAAGAATAATTCCTTGTAGGGTCTTTGTAGTTGAGTAAGGGCAAACAATGTTTTTGTTTTTTATGTTGATTTGCTAATTCTCCTTCAACCCATTCAGTCATATCTCGGTCTTTACGAATAAAACTACTTACGGTAGGAGCCCTACTATCAATATTCCATACACCTATACTTAAGTATTTCTTATCATTCAAATAGTCAGGTAAATTACCATTTTTAATTTCAGTCATTGTGTTGAAATAAAAATCTGCACCATGGGAGCTTTTTGACTTTTCATAACCCCATCCATCAAACCAAGCAAGTTGTCTACCTAAACGTTCTCCTACAGCCTTTTCAGTATCCTCGCCGGGTTCTGGACAACTTTGACCAATCTTTAAAAATTCATTCTCAATGAAACTTTTTCTATACATAACAGCATAAACATACATTTTACTGATTTGATTATCACGTAAAATTTGATATATCTCAGTATGATGTTTCATAGATCCTACATCAAAATAAAAATCCGGATTATTCAACGAAATATTATTAAACATTAACTTACCTCTGTTCTTCCATTACCTAAATCTTTTGTACGAATAACTCTTGCATCACGGCTTTCTGTACGGTTCTCCGGATCAGCTACCTGCTGTTCATACATCTCTAATGCTACATTCCGACATACTGTCTGAAACCATCTATCAACTATGATTACATCTGTATCATCTTCACGTTGTCTATAACCTGCTTTGATAAGATTCAATACAAACTTGTCATTGAAATCTAAATCAAATGCACCATCATTGATATTCTCAGGATTGATTTCTACCTTAGTAATAGCAATGTATGGTTCACCTGCCGCCGTTGCTTTTTCTTTTTCAGTAAGTTCAGTCTTAGCTTTAACTTGTTTAGGCTTAGGCTCTTTCTTAACAACAGGGGCATCCTCTTGTTTCTTAAATAAGTTCTTTAATTTTTCAAACATTTGTATCTTTCGTATAGTTTAAAGCTGGCAAGATTCTTTGCCTTTGATTCACACATCATATCAAAGTTATCAATAAATGTCAATGCCCAATCGTTCACAGCATCGTTCCAATAGTAGTCGGAATGTGCCCGAAGCTTCTGTTTACTATGTCCTGCTTCAATCAACGCACCATGAGAGGGTAATTGTGATCCGGGATGTCCGACAAGTATATCTTCACGGCTGACGGAGTAATGTAAAGTAGGCCTAACACCGCGCCAACTATCAATAACCATCTTAACCCGGTCATCATTTGCGGAAATATATTCTCCTTCACGTATCCAATTATGGTGTATGTCCATGACTGTAGGTACGAGATCAGATAATGATAAGCAGTCTGTAAGTCCATGTGTGTATTCCTCATTTTCTAGTGTTAGTGTGTTTCTTGCTTCGGGGCTGAGTCTTCCGTAAACATCTCTGATTCCTTGTGGGCCTCTACGCCCAGATATGTGTATATTAATCTTAAAATCCTGGAAATTTCTACCGAACCCCATCCATCTGGCCATATCTGCATGATATTCAAACTCCTCTATACTCTTATTTACTACCTCATCACGGTCGCTTGCTAAAACTACAAATTGATCGGGATGAAATGAAAGACGTACATCATTTGCTCTAGCTGTCTCACCGATGGGTGCAAACCATCGTTGTAAACTATTTTGTACATCAGTACTTTGCCAAAATTCTTTGTATCCATCCATAGTATAAAAACTAAGCATATCACTAGTAAGACGAACCATACGCAATTCGGGTTCTAATGTAGCAACACGCTTAACCAATGCGTGAGTATTCATAATATTGCGTTTAGCAACATCCATAATCTTTTCTTCCACTACACTACGGTTATTACGTTTTGCCCATGCTTGAGTTGTACCGCCTGTGTTAAGGCCTTCAGCAGAGACAATCTCGCCTTTACTGTTGATTTCTGCCCATTTACAAGCAAAGCCGATGCGTTTGATAGATTGATTTGTCAAAGTAATAGTCCAAAGTGATAAATAATAGATGTAGTGTAACATATTTACACAATAAAGTCAACTATTTACGGATAACAAAATGAGATTTACCGAAATTATATCAGAGAGTTCAGGAACCAGACTAAAAGACATAGCAAAAATTGCTACTAATATGCCAGACGCTGACTTTTGGTTAGTGCGTAAGGGTAGTGATAAGACTGTGGGTAAGCCTGTCAAAGAATTTGATCCATCAAGGATTGGAGTTAAAGTTGTAAGAACAGATGTTCTTGACCCAAAATATCTTTATTATGTAATGATGAACTTACACAATCAAGGACAATTTGCTCGTATAGCAAATGGAACAACTAATTTAGTTAATATTACTGTAGCTGATATTGCTAATATGCCACTAGGTCAACAAGATGTGTCAGAAGACTGGAACAAAGCTAACAGGAAAGACAAAACATCCGGCATGAGTCGCAAAGCAGTAAAAGCATATCGTAGAGAAAATCCAGGCAGTAAATTGCAAACAGCAGTTACTACCAAACCTAGTAAATTAAAGCCTGGATCAAAAGCTGCTAAACGCCGCAAGAGTTTTTGTGCTCGTATGAGTGGTAACAAAGGTCCTATGAAAAAGCCTAATGGTAAACCTACTCCCAAAGCATTAGCACTACGCAGATGGAATTGCGAGAGTGTAGAGCAAATGGAAGAATTAGTAATGCTAGCTGAACAATATATCAGGAACCTTAAGAAATAACGTGAGAGCAAACGAATTCATTAG